TGTTTCCATTATGCCTGGGAGTTTGTGCCAAGTTTTACCTAAATTATTGCCCCTGTAATCAAACATCTCATAACCTTTTTTGTTAAAAAAATCATACACAGTTTGTGGCACATAGCCAAACTTACGACACTGTGCTTCTACTATTTCCATCTGCACAGTGGGTCTACATCTGTCAATGGTTCGTTCACTGCCTTGGATCACCGGCCATTCATAACCTTCAACATCAATTTTTACGAAGTCAACTGTGTCATACTGATATGAATCCAATGTGCGTATGAGCACATCATACTCTTTATACCTTGTGTTCTTCATGCCTTCTGCCAGCACATGATTATGGCCCGCATTGTTGGGTTTCTCTAACATTTTAAATGATCCAGGCTTTGAGCCCAACCCAACACAATAGGTTTTTATTGTGCCTGTGATATCCAAAGGTGCAAACTTACCATTCTCTTTGAACCAACCATCATCTCTGTGTGTGGTGTGTTCTGTTCTACGTTCTCGGATGTTGTAATATCTGCCTCGGAGAGGCACTTGTCGGTTTAATCGGATATTTTCTTCTGCCAATTCATATGTGCTACCAAATGGTTCAAAACCATGCACTTCTTTGACCCAGGTAGCATACTCCATGGTGTTGTTGGCAACATTCATGCCTATGTCAATGCATCTAGTGGCGTTAGGATATAAGTTTCTAAGAAACACAATATTTCTCACTTGATAAGGTCCGTTTTCCCTTGCAAATCTTTGTTCATACAGTCTATCGTCTGCCCAAACCCAATACAATCTTCCCATACGATTGTGGATGAGCTTTTTGGTTGGATCAGATCGTAGGTGTGACAGTGATTCAAACAGAGAAATATCCCAATCTTGTGTGCCAAACTGTTTCATTTGAACAGTGTTAGCCTTGGATCCAACTGTTGTGTGTGTGCGTCTTGTGGTATGAAGAACAGATCCATGTCTCCTTTTTGATGCACACCTTCGTGTTGTAATTGATTTCTATAACTGACAAAACTACCATCCAACCATCCTCTTTTTTTAGAACGACATCTATAACCTCTTGCTCTCAGCCAATCAATCATGTCTTCTGCCCAATAACCAAACTTGCGACACTGTCCTGCCACTATTTCCAATTGTATTATGGGTCGGTGTGCTTGTATGGTCCGTTCTGCACCCTGCAACACAAACCATTCATATCCTTCCACATCTATCTTGACGAAATCCACATCCTCTAAATGATAACTGTCCAGTGTGACACATTCAACTGTTTGTGTTTGTCTCTGCCTAGGACGGCTGGTTCTGTCACGCCAACGCTTGCCACTCCATACTCTTCTATCTTTGTTTTCCAAATGATTGTGTCCACCATTTTTCCAATGTATAACCATTTCTGTGGTTTTGGCAGTTTCTGCCAGTGCTTGTGTGTGCAGTGTTACATTTTTTACATCATTGTCTCGCACTGTCAAATGCCACAATCGCTGTGCCAGTTGGGTTGGTTCCCAACATTCTACATGACTGAAACGTTCAGCATAATGAATGGCATTACAGGCATTGTTGCTACCTATGTCCAAACATCGTCTAAATTTTTGTATGTGTTGTTGTGCAAACAACCAATTGGCTCTTTGGTATTGTCCCACGCTCAATCTCTGTTTGTAAAGTTTGTCTCCTGCGTCAACCCAATAGGTGCGTCCATTACGGCTGTGTATGGCTTCAATCTCTGTGTGCGGTATCATTAGGAGTATTTAAATTGTACGTTATCACACAGTGCTAATTGTGGTGGCTAAACCCACTGTAACATACCGTTTAACAGCACACAGACGTCTTTACAAGCATCAAACCACATTTAGGTTGCTTTTGTACACATCCACATATATACTTGTGAAAATAGGCACAAATAGGCAAACAAAATTTCCCACAAGGCAACATAGCATCTCAACAAATTAAGAAAAGTTGAACACACCCTTTGATTGTGTAGGCTTGATGCAACCGCAACTGTTGGGCAAGGACAGTATAAAAAAATAGGCAGTTATGTCAATCGTTTTTGTGAAGACTATATGGCGATTGGATGTTGTACACTTGGACTTTAAGTCAATCATGGTTCACCTGATGTGTGCAATAATGGAAGTCAGACACTGGAAACAGTACGTAAGATATGCAAACCCTTTACGTTGCAAAGTTGGATGTAGTGAACCTAACTAGGAAGATTTTACTAAAAGTCTTCTTGTGACTGAAGGAAACAAAGACAATTGACGCAAGTCAATTGTGAGTGAGTGCAAACTCACTCCTTGTATACCCACACACACTCTACTAGTAAATACTGATGGAGACAGTTTCGCGAAATGGCCCAGTCTATTTGTTGCCATACATCCTAACGCAGTCATTTCATCCCCTTAACTGTCTCCACTTTATTTCCCACACACTTTACCAACATTTAAATAACAGTGACCTGCATGGGTCAGTGAGCATATGGATCAAAAGAAATACGAAGCAAGACTGATTGAATTGGGCATCGACCTGCGTCCACCTTCTCGGGCTGGACCAAGCACCGGTATGCGTAGGGCCATATTCCCCCAGCACAAGGTTTGCCATAAAACAGACGCCACAACCACAGAGACACTGCAAAACAAATGCAAGTGTGGCAAGAACTATTTCTATTCACAGACACACATAATGATGCGTTGTGATGGTTGTAAAATAAGGCGATACATAGACTTTAAATTTCCAAAAAGGCGTTAAATATTTGTGGTTTTATATCTTCTCGATTATGACCAGTGAAGCACTGATTCATGGATTGTGTGTCAGTGCTTTGCCAACATTTAAATAACAGCATGAACATAGTATGGTGGAATGGTCCTTCCTTTAGACACACAATGCATATACCTCCGCAAGAGATGGAGATTGGTTGCAACTTTATACAGAATCACAGACCCGTGCGTCACGTGTGTGCATTCGATAGGCAGTGTGTGGAAAGAATAAAAAACAAACCAGATGTAAAGTTTTGGACACGTGCTTCAGTTGTTAATGATCGCTATCCACATTTCAAACATCTACAATCAGAAACAAACTACTATGACAGTGGCACATTAGCACTGGCAGTGGCAATGAAACATTGTGTGGGTCCTGTGTATTTGGTAGGTTGTGATTGGGGAGAAACCAACAGTTCCATCTATGACAAATTGTACACTTGGAGAGCACAAAGGCCAGGCAAACAAACCACTGCCAAATGTAAATTGATAGAACATATGAGCAAACAAATAGAATTAATTTTTGTGCATGATAGACCCAAAGATTGTTTTGGTTCGCAAGTTAAATGGATTAAGATAGCAGACTTTTTGGATCTAGCCCTTTAGTATCTGTCTCTGTGCTTCAAATATCTGTCCGGTATCAGTAACATCATAAAAATCAGGCACGTGTTTTTGTCCGTTGACTGTGACTGTGTTGTCCGGGTTGAAAGAAACATCTGTTACACCAAACACGTCGTTGATGCCTAAGGCTTCACTGTTTACCCTGATAAAGTCACCGGGTGCAATATTGATACCAATACTGTTCATTTGAAAATTTATTCTTGGTTGTCCTCTGGATTTTTTCAACAACAATGTTGCGTGTTTTTTGGCAGTTATCGCATCATAGATACCAGGAAAACTAAAACTACCTTCCAGTATCTTGCCGCCATCCTCGTTCAAATAATTTTGCCTAATGTCTGTGCTGTCGTCGATCGGATCCGGTGATAACACACTGTTTGGTTGAGAATTATTTGCAAGATTTGTGAAGTCGACTTTAATTTGATTGAATCTATCATTCATTGCAGTCGTTGATACACCCACACTTTCAATAATGTTATCATCTGTAACTGTGCAAGTTATTGGCAGTGCAGTGTTGGGTGGTATTCTTTCTGAGTCTGTCGGATCACCGGCATTTTCAAGTGCTATTTTAAATTTGCCATCTGCAAAGTACAAGAAAGCACCAACCGATGCTAACATTTGATTAATATTGTTGATAAAAGTTTTTGATGTGTTAATAATAAAATGTCTATCATAACCATTGTTTAATGTTCGGAATAAAGCACCATTAACACTTGCTCCTGTTGTGGCGTTTTCTCCATACATATATCTGTTACGGTCAAACACCTCTGTTGACAC